ACCAAACGCATAGTTATAGGCATACAACTCCAGAGTATCGTCTGTGCCATCATTCTCTATTTGTATGTGTAAGAATCTTTGATTCTCTGTGCTGTAACCATTTTTTCCCGCGTCTGCGCTGTTTATGTTTGCCGCAAGATCCGTAGCGGCTACACATGTTACCGACGTTGCAGTTTGTTTACTGCTTACAGCGTTATCATCCTGTAAGGCTTTTGGCCTTCTTGTTCGGCCCCAACTACTAGGTTTATATGTTGACATTTATTTCTCCAAAAACTAAAATAATTAGTTATCTTTATTTCTTTTTGCTTCTTCTTTCTTTCTTCGAGCAATGGCCTTCTGCCTAGCTCTTCTTTTTTTATCAGAAGGTTTTGTATAGTGTCTTCTATCTTTCACTTCCTCTAGAATCCCAAGCTTTTTTGTTTTCTTGATAAATCTTTTTATTAATCTATCTTGACTCTCGTTACGTCTAGGTTTGATTGTTAAGTTATTGGCCATTCTATTTCCTCGAAAGTTTTTTCCAAATTGCTGAAGAATTATCAGAAAAGATACCAGATATATCAACTCCTGCGTCCTCAGAAGAGACACCGCTAAGTGGACCTTGTCCTTGCGCTGATGATGCAGCAGGTGCTGGTGTTGTTCCTTCAAAGAGGTTAACGCCATTATATGCGTCTTTGCCTATTGAATCTAAAATCTTTCTTTTGCGTTGTTTTAATTTTTCCATATTTTTTTGATTGGATCTGTTACTTTTTTCTTCACGTTTAACTTCAACAATTTGTTGAGTTTGAGAAGTACCTCTAACAACCTCCGATATAATCGCTGAGAGAGTGCCTTCTTCAAATATTACTTCTTTTATACACTCTTTAATTAGCGGCTTTAACACTTTTTTTAAATCATCTTTTTTCATTAGTCTTCCAAAATCTTCTTAAATAAATCATCAACAATATTTCTTTTTGCTTCGTTTATCTTATTTTCATACATATCTTTCTTTTTATCTGGGTAAACATAAGCATTTGGTGTTGATGGTTCTGATACGATATCAAAGCAAATTAACTCAAAATCTTCTTGAACAACGGTGCTGCCCATGCTCTCTTTGACAGATCCCAATCCACGAGAAGAAATTCCAAGCTTAACACCAGCATTGATCAAATCTTTAAGGATACGACCAGATGGGGTATCTAGAACTTTAATCTTGCCCATAACATCTTTACCTTCCCACCAAACATCTGTGATAATGTGAGATACGTTTCTAAGATTGATAACAGAATCGTCTGGGTGATCAAGTTCTCCCAAAGCGCGATTGTCTTTTATAATATTGCTATAGTTCTCAATCTCTCTCTTAAGTACTTTAAAAGGATAAGATCGACCATTGCCATTCTTTTTATCTGCTGTCTGAATTCTACCAGATAAATAAAGCATGCCGTTTGCAACTTCTTTCTTTTCTCTTTCAGTTAAGAGATCCAAGCAAATTCCATCTTTACAAAGTTCATGAAACTCTGTTAATAATTTTTTCATATTGTTCTCCAGTAAATGCGGTCTCTCTCCGCTCGTCTCAGGATCCTGAGCAACAACGTCTAACTGGTTGCAACATCCATTTTTTAGTCATCATTTTTAGCTCCACTTCTAATTCCAAAATCATCAACGATCATAGATAACAAATAACTTGTACCGGCAGAAATACATCCGCACACAAAAGCATTGATTAAATTGTATTCAAATGTAAATAGTTCTGTAAAACCATTTACGGACCACATAAAGATACCAACCCAAAATCCCATGCATAGAGGACAATGAAACAGTGTGTTCCATTTTCTGGAGTAATCTTTTTTTGGTCTTATATCTTCAAAAATCTTTCCATATACAATAATAAAAGTCATACCGTAAGAGGCAAGAATAAAATGTATTAAATCCATGATCCCTCAGTATGTATATCTTCCATAGATATATGGAGCAAACATACCTCTTTGCGCCATTGATCCCTTTTCTTCTTCATGAGGAACTTCTCCGAGTTCTGTAGTTTCATTGTCGTCTGGGTTAGCATAGTAGTTCTCCAGATCGTCCTCGTAGTTTCTAGCATCGTCCATCATTGGTTTCTCACTAGTAAGCCACTCAGCAATATTGACAACGGTAGCTTCATATATGTCGTGCTTCTTGGAATCTATTATCTTGCCTTCTAGTGATCCATATACGTTGCCGCCTTGAATAGAATCATACTGTACAATTCCTTTTTTCCTTAAGTATTCAAACAGTCTTGCTTCTGCTCCATATACCGTCTCTGTCATTAAGTCCTTCGCAAAAGCAACAACTTTTTTTTGTCCTTTAAGTACCACGATATCAATGTCGTTGTGGTCAAATATTAAAAAATCACCATTGAGGGCCTCTCTAACATTTAAATTATAGGAATAATCTACTTTTTGCAAGCCTTGCAATGTTACTTTTATTACTTTTTTGGGCTCTGTTTGATCGGGAGAGTTTATTGTGACGCTAATTGCCATTATTCATTTCCTCCACTAAATCTTGTATGTAAAATAGGGATTTGACCATGACCTCGTTAATCGGCTCTTTCTTGAAAGATTCTAGTTTTTGCAAGACCTTTTGAGTATTATCTTTGTATTCTTCGCTCAAATTGTCCTTCTTGAGAATATCTTGCAAGCTATCTTTGATTCTACTAATCTCTTCATTCATAAATGACTTTAAACCTAAACCATTATCAGAAAAAGATACAATGTAATTTGTAAGCAAGGCTTTTTGGTTGTCACCCAAAGATCTTTTATAAGTTTCATTGAATTTTTTTATAAACGTTTGATACGTCAAGTTGTCAATATGACGCATTTCCTTCATTTGACTGTTTTGTGGCGCTAGAATTTGCAATACCTTAGTCTCAATGATTAATCTAGATTTTGCGTTTAGTGCATCTGAGTTAAGCCATGTTCCAACAGTTGCTATATTTTTATAATTTGGAACGAAGTTTTTAAACACATTGGATCCCAAACTTTGATTGATTTGCGAAATTAACTTTGTTTGTGCATTAAAGACGGACTTTCTATTAATTTTTTTAAAATCTATTTGAGTCTCGATAAGAAAACGCTTTGAGAAGTCTAGTGTCATTTTATCGTTGTTTTCCAAGATAGATCTGTACAATTGCAAGTCATGGTATAGAATCTTTCCTTTGGAAAAATTTTCTTTTATTATAGAAACCACTCTTTCCTTATCATTAGCTTGTTTCCTTACAATTATTTTTGTCAATTCTTTTAAAAGACATTCGTAAAGAAAAGCGGTATTTCTTTTCTTATTATGTTTCATCTTCTGTTACCTTTGTTTTTAATAAGCTCTCAATCAATAGATCTACTTGCCGAGATGTATTAAATAGTTTTTCCTCTTCGATTTTATTCACATCAGCGCTTTCAGTGACTCCTCTAGCTAAAGAATCAAGCCCACCGAAACCAGACTTCCCGGGAAACAGTGTTCTATTTGTATCGCCAAATTCCGGTGTGTGAGTTCTTTTTAATTGCTTAGAAAGACCTCCTTTGGAGTATGAAGTCTTATGTCTTTTATATCTACCTCTTTTGTATTTTGGTTTATCTTCTTTTTTCTTTTCATCATCTCGTTTGGCAGGTGGTTCCGCAAGAAGTACCTCGTCATCTCCGCCTCCTTCATCAGCCGGCTCATCAGCAGGTGCATCTCCACCAATATCACCACCTAAGTCTTCTCCTCCGCCAAGGTCTCCGAGATCTTCTCCGCCACCAAGATCGCCTAGACCTCCACCACCTCCGGCTTCAGGCGCTTGCCCTGCTGCTTCCAGATCAGCGGCAAACTTCCTATCATGATACATTTCTCTTTGCATTCGTAAAAATTCTTCTTCTGATAATCCGAAAAGCTTTTCGGCAATCCATCTTCTAGAGAAATATCCCTCGGTGGCGTTTCCAGCAACACTAAACTTTTTATCCCACTGTTCAAGTTCTTGCAATTCTGCTATCTTTGAAGGATTGTTAAGTTTCAAACTAAATGATAATAGATCATCATTTCTAAAACCCATTGTGAACAAATGTATAATACCAATCTTTTCAAGTTCAGAAATAACTACTCTTTGTAATCTCTGTATTGTTCGAGCAAAACGAATATCTTTTTGGGCTAGAGTGGTCTTGTCTTCTGTTGCTCCTTCTCCCATTGTCAAGTAGGATTGGGGTATCTTAAGGGCGGAGAACAGCTTATCTCTTAGATATTTAACATCTTCAACAGTACCAGTAAATTGGCCACCGGCTAGATTCTGTATATCAGTCTGAGACTGACCTCTTACTGGGATATAATAATCTTCTTCAATTGATAAAGGATTATATCTTAGATCTAATCTTCCTGTGGTGGGATCAACCACTTGATGTCTTTTCATTTGCGTCATGACTTTTTGCATGTATTGTTCAACGTCTTGTGGAGGAATGTTCCCAACGTCTATCTTAAAAACTCTTCTTTCGGGGGAACGAACAATACGATACGCCATCATCGCATCCTCTAATAAGGTAAGCTGCCTCCAGATTCTTCTGGCTGGCTCTAGTACGGAAGTTCCGTATGGCGCGTGTTTATCATTTCCTAGTATTCTAAAGTGCGCCATTTGCCAATTTTCTAAAGTCATACCGGCAGAGTTCCATTGATATTGAACATAATTGGGATTAGATTCATCTTCACCCTCTAGTCTCTCAATCTCTTGTGCTGGTAGTCCTATACATGCTTTTATACCCATATTTTCTTCGATATCCAAGTATAAAAACAAGTCTCCGTACTTACACATGGTACGGCACCACCCAAACAAGTTGTGTTCAATATTTAGCACATTGTGGTAAAGATTATCTAATATTGACTTTATCTCCTCGTTTGGGCAACTAATTCTCAACATATTTTGTAGAGAAGAGTGAGTGGTCATCTCATCGGCATATATATCTAATGAAGAAGCTATTTCCGGTGTATATTCCATTTGATCAAAATCAACATATCTTTCACTACGGTTACGATTCGAGATCATATTCGCAGCAAGGACGGTCATGGGATTGTATTCTACTTTCTTAAACTGCTTACCCGATGCTGACTTGAAGCGGTTGGCGTATATGTCCAGATGCCTTCTTCGAAGTTGTCGACCGGTCTGTGTTCTTCTATTGGTTATAGGACCAGAAAACAATCTCGTTAATGAACGAAATAAATTATTTTCCGGATTATATGGGTTTTTACCCAAATTTCTTTTCTTTTTAGCCACTTATTTTTATCCTTTGAAGATCCATGGGAACTTTGTCGGTAAAGACAACTCTTCTTCATATTTAGTTTTAAAATCGTCTTTATGACCTTGCATCCCTTTTATGGTAGTGTTTAGGCGGTTTGTTTTTAAGTACATACCATCTAACATTGCTTTTTTATACTCTACGTCTTTTTTAGAAACAGTCAATGCTGTGTCTCTTACCCAACATATAATAGCGAGAGACATTATTAAATCATCATGATATGATCTCATAGCTTGTGGTTTTCCATTGTTCCAAATAAAGGTTCTAAATTCATGAAATGATCTAGAGGAATATATTTTTAAAAGTTTGTTTCTAATGAATTCTTCAAGCTTTGCGACAACCAGTGGTCTTGTTTTTATTGATGTTGTAAAACCCGGAACAGCATTTGTCATATGCTCACCTTGAGTCTGGTTTATATATTCATGAGTACCTTTGACTGAGTAATAGATATTTTGATATCCTAAAGTAATTAGTTTTTCCAATACCGAAATGCCAATTCCATTATTTTCAACAACCAAAAGGCATTCTCCGTACTCTGTCGCTGCTGAGAATATCATTTGGGAATACATATCTAGATTTGGCTTTCCCTGATATTCAGCTACGATCTCCATAGTTTCTAATTTTAAAATATGAAATACAGAGTTATCTGCTCCATCACCTCTAGCTACATCCGCGACCAATAAATAAGTGCTTCCTTCTAGATATTTCTCCCAAATCCAAAAATTCCTATCATATCCTGTTCTGTACTGTGGTTCTCTTATTTGCTCGTTCAACCAAGCTATATCATCAGAATGTATGACAGTGTCACCGGAAGTATTAAAATTGCATTCCAATTCTTGTGCTATTTGCCTTCGAGACATATTTTTTGTCTCTTTAGTAAACCAAGCTTGGTCCCTTTCGGGGTGAACATCCCATGGGAGAATAATCGGCTTAAAATCATTTTGCCTCTCCTCAGCATCAATGTATGTTTTATGAAACCAATTGCCGACACCGTTAGGTGTTGATAGAGCAATGCACCGACCACCTGTTGATAGAGTTGGGTAAAGACCTGTCCACAATTCTCCTAACCCATCGATATGTGCGGCCTCGTCAATTACCAGAAGAGACAATGCTTCCGAACGACCGGCATCCCCAGAAGTAGAAGCAGCTTTGATTTGAGATCCATTTGATAGTTCGAACGAAGTTCTATTATCAACTTTAATCTTTGCAACCCTCATCCATTCTGGGAGATAGTTCATTATGTTCTTAACTTTCTTTACAAGATTAGCGGCAGTGGCAAACTTTGTTGCGATAACAAGAACATTCTTATCTCGATGGAATAACATAAGCCAAACACAATAAGCAGCGGAAATTGTTGAAATCCCAAGCTGTCTTGCTTTTAAAATTACGGTAAAACGAAAATCATTGAAATCATCAATAAGATCATCTTGATATGGATAGGTCTGGAAAGGTATGAGCCCTTTCATTGGGTGAGAGATACGACAATAGTTATTTATGAAATACTTAGGATCCTTCCCAGACTTCACAATCTCTTTTACAATATCTTTTTTCGATAATTTAAATCCCATTTCATTTTTTCTATTTCTTTTGATTGTCGTTTTTCTTTATATATTCATTACTGGGGCGTTTAGCTGCTTTAAATTGCTCTATGAATTTTCTTGTCACGTTCCTGCTATCTTCGACAGCGGGATCCATAATGGGTTCTTCCTTTACACCGGAGATTTTGTAATGTTGATATGCTTGTACAAATGTTCGAACACGAGATGTGGACTGTACTAAAATTTTTGGCTCTCCATGTGCCGTTAAAGTCACAGAATTACCAGTTATAACTTTATATTCTTTCTGTAGGAATTTCTTAACTTCGTTAAGCATCCTTTGCATTTCTTGCTCAAACTTGCCACCATACACTTCTTTAAGTCGGATGTCTGATTGATAATTGATAACCATTTTATTTCCATAGAACTTTACAGAGAATCCGTCATTAACTCTCTTGTCTATAATAGGACAACCTTCTTCGCGACGAAGTCCAACGTTTCGAGCTTGCCCGTCCAGTGAAAATCTTTCATCATGTGCACCATCATAAGCATTGGCTGCTGCTTGGGCTAATCCTTGTATAATATCTAACATTTATTTGGTCTCCATCCAGTGTTCCATCTTTCTTCTCTACCTTCAACCCATTGAATATAGCACTTCTCACAACATTTAAATTTTGTCATATAGACATCATCATTTGATTTAAAGGAATATTTTTTACAAACAGGACAAGATCGATTAGAACTCTTCGTAATTAGTTTCTTTGGGATAAAAACTCCATGGACTTCTTGCTTGTCATAGTCCTCTTCTTCAATTTCATTATAATGAAGCTCTTTTAATTGTTCAAGGTATTTTTTTTCCTTCTCGTTATCCCAATCTTTTCTTGGGTGTTGAACAGTATCTGTTCCATATTTTTCTGCTATTGCTTTTTCAACTTTTATAGCGTAATTTGGATCTTTATTTTTCATTTTTCTCCTGCCACTGGTGTGAAATTTTATTTTTGTCAATAGGTCCTCCCTTTGCCCATGTCCTGCATGCTCTTGCGGAGTGACACTTAAAATGATGCATCCAACAATATCCCAACTTACCGTCAGGATCCGAGACTGGTCCGGGCATGCACTTTAGCATCCTTGGGGAGATATCAAAAGCAACACAGTTTGCACAAAGAGATTTTTTAGCAGCTTGTTCTGTCGTATTCCAATAATCGGCAATATCTTTCCAATAGTCACCGGGCTCATCCACGTTAAGAGGTCCATATTGAATGTGCTCTTCTTTTATAGAGGAGTCTCTATTCTTTGTATTTAATTCCAAATCCTGTGTGGCTTCTGGACAAAGGAGTTTTTTTATTTTTCTTATAATTACTTTCATTGTGTTAAACCCGGTTTCACTGCGTACATTATCGCAATGGCTGTGGCGGCTCCTAAAACAAAACCACCTGCAATAAATAGTGAATTGTCTCTCGGTTTCATCTTTTCTATTTGTTGATCTCTAATTTTTAGTATCTCGTTTAGTTTTGTTGTTTCCGCATCGTACTTCGTTTTGAGTAAGTCATATTTATATTTTTCATCAATTTTTACTTTGTTAATCTCAAACTCAACTCGAAAGTCGCAAGACATTTTATCTGTTTGATCTTGTACGATCAATTCTGTAAGGGCTTCATCATTTAAAAGTCTGCCTTTCCATGGGGCACATTCACCAGCTTCTAACTCTGTGAACTTGGGTTGCGCTAGTAATAGCGAAGATAAAAGAAAAATCAATTGCCACCATCCATAACCAATTCGCACTGGTCATTGATATCGACTATTTTTATTTGTTTTAAAACGTTTAAATTCCACCACGCAATTGATTCGGTATCCCAACCCAAGGCACAATCTTTATTAGTACAATATATGGCATCATAGTCTTTACTAAGTTTACCCCAATCAATACCTTGTATTATTTTTGAGTCTCGGTTTTGGGACCCGCCTATTGGATTATAACCTCCAAACATTACATACATGTCGGCTCCACCCTGAAACGTTTCAATAGGGTAAGCTTGTCTTATGGCATTATAATCCTCTGGAGATCTTAACAACAACACTTTAGCTTCGGGTAATATTTCATATATAACAGCTTGTTCTCCTGCACCCGCCTCCCAGAAGTCTGGGTCTCTACAAAGATCCAGCCAACCGCTTGTGTTGTTTTTCAAAGTAGAAGTCCAAAAAGCTTCGGCAGGTTTATCGCTGGTTCCTTGTGGACTAGAGTATACATATATTCTTCCTTTGCGAGTATATCTATCCAATCTATCTTGATTAAAAGGACCTCTCTTGGTCGCAAACACTTGCAAGCCGATTTGAGAAGGATTTGGATGAACTATACCGGAAAGCAAGCTTTCCGATAATAGCTTTTTTAATTCTTGCTCAATGATAATATTTAAGTTTTGTCTACTCAACTTCATTCTTTTTTGATACCCTTGTCTTTTAAGAATTCATCGATATTATCCGGATTTGATTTTATCTCCTCCCTTAGTCTCCTCGATTTAACTTTCTTAAGATGTTCCATTTTCTTTTCGAAAGAAAGTACATTTTTACTAAATGCACCATCTCTAGCTTTAACATGCTCTAGATTTTGCTCCAGTTGTTCTTTGGAGGTGTTTTCGATAATTTCTTTTTCTTTATCAAAGTTTCTTTTAGCATCGGTTGCTTTAATTTGCCATTGCCTTGATTTCGAATATCCGATCAACAAAGCAAAAAGAGAAGCCAATGAAAACACCAACCATCTCCAATGAGCGAGACACCAAGACTTAGTCTTTTCCCACCAAGACATTTTTTTAGCCCTTCCAGACTTTTGCAATATCAATAACGGATTGACCACCAATATACATTGCTGCAATCATTGCCCAAGTATCCGGGTCAAGAGTTGACCATACCATCAAAGCTGTTGCTGCGATAAATACCAATAATTTACGACTTACAACTTTCTCTTGCACTTGATCTAGAACTCCGGCTTTTGACTCCTTGCAACATTCACAATCTTCGCAGCAATCGCATCCGTGATCACAATCTTCTTTACATTCTTCATTATGCATTCTTTATTCCTCCATTGCCCAATCACAACCGTATTCTTTAGCCATACGTATTGCTTCTTGGTATTTTTTTGCTTCATCTTTCATGCGACCATCGGGGTCATAATATTTAACAAATTCTTCTCTATTTCGCGCCATCATAGTCATTTCTTGTATGTCTTGCATAGCTCTCTGCGCTGTCATAGCCTGACTGCGGTAGAATCTACAGTGGTCAACGATAACACGAGGATTGGGTGTACGAAGATCTTCTTCCTCGTCCCCCATCAAATCATCTATTTCTTCTTTTATAATTTTTCTTAATTTTTTTTTTGTGATCTTGTTCTCTTTAAAAAGATCGCTTTGTTCGGCTGGAGGTAGTTGTTCTGCTGGTGTCTTTTGTGGGGCCATCTCTGCCTTGTAGTATCTTCTCATAGCACTATTAAATTCCGCTGATCCGAACTTACTCATAATCTCGTCGACAGACATCATAGATAATTCTCGGGCCATTCTTCGTTTTTTTGGTTGATTAAATCTACCATACTCATTAAGTATCATTAATATTTCATCTTCGGATAGATTAGATATATTATTAGCCACTTCCATACCATGCTCCTCTCTAAATTTTCCCATATCAAGCGCCGCACCAGCCATAATTGCCGGCAAAACTAGTCCGCCCATAACATATGGTAACATTTCAGCTACATCTTCTAAGAAGTTCTCCGGCATTTCATTGATGTTCGTTTTGTTAAGTTCTTCTTTGATGAGTCTTTTCAATAATTTTGATGTTAATTTCATAATATTCTCCAATAAATAAAAAACCTATTTAGCTTTTTACACTAAATAGGTTGTTATTTGTTAAATATTCTCTCAACACGAACCTTTCGGTTTTTGGAGGTAGCCACCAAGACTTTTTACCAAACCAATCAATTTTACAACGAAATGATGTTTTGCCTTCAATTAAAAATTTAACTATTCTATGGTATCCATCGACAACAAGGTATTTTTTTTCTTCATTGATCCATCTAACCAATATTGGCTCATTTGGTGTAAGAGTTTCTTTACCTTCGATGTGGTCCAAAAAGGCAGGTGCAATACCATATTTCAGATCATTGCTGCCTTTATGAATTATTAACTGGTCTATGTGTAGTTTCATTAGTTATTCTTTTTTTTTATTGCTGCTACAAGCTGATTGACAACTTGTTCTAACTTTTCTACTCTGTCTTCAATTTTACCAGATTGATTTGTGGATTGTTGTGCTCTAGTCGGGCCAGAGA